TCAGACTTCTTTGGTATCGGCGATCGTGACGTCAACAAGATGGGTCTGATGGATCGGATCAACTTGAAGGCAAAGCTTCGCGATCTTATCGACGTTGAGTTCTCTAGTGCAGAACTCCCGTTGGTCAATAAGGCCTTGCAGAACTCCCGTTGGTCAATAAGGCCTTTGCTGCTTCTACGTGGGACGAGGTCGTCGAATCGGCTCGTGAACTGTACGAATACGTAAAGGAAAATCCTCAGGACAAGGATACCGAGACCGTTAACCGTGAGCCCAACAAGAATCAGAGCTCAGACAACAACNACGACGATTCGGAATCGCCNATCGATCCGACNCCGCGATCGTCCGACTCTGAAACAGACGAGCAGAGCCAAGAGGAGGAGACCTCTAATGATACTCAAAACGATTCGCAGGATTCTCAACAGAGTGAGGATTCTCCTGATGACCAGGAGAGTGAAGAGACTACTTCGTCAGACACGGGCGGCTCAGAAGGAAGCCTCTCGAGCCCAGAGGAAGTAGAAACGCATCGAAACGCGACCAAGAACGCATCGGACCTTCTTGAAAAGACCGATGATGGAAGCATCCCATGCTTTGTGTACGGTTTCACTCGTCAGCAGATGAAGGATATCACCGTACCATTCGAGGACGTGTACAACGCTCGGATCGAGGCCCAGGCTAAGTACGTTGCTTCTCTGAAGCGGTCGACCTCGATCACTCCTGAAGACGTCGAGACTCTTCTTAATAATCAGAACACCGACCAGCAGTACAAGGAATTCGTCTCAGAGACCAAGCGCGTGGTCAACGTTCTTGCCAAGGAGTTCGAGCTTCGTAAGGCGGCCCATCAGTACTCACGGGCTTCGGTATCCCGGTCGGGTTCTCTTGATCTTCAGCGGCTTCATGAGTATAAGACGTCCGATGATATCTTCAAGCGGGTCACGACCCTTGCCGATGCCAAGTCTCATGGTATGGTAATGCTCATCGACAACTCTGCATCGATGTATGACGCCGTCGGTCCGGTCATCTCCCAGGTCCTTACGATGGCAATGTTCTGCAAGCGCGTGAACATTCCGTTCGACGTGTACTCGTTTACCGCTCGAACCCTTGACAACCAGATGGACCTTGGTGAGGACTACGAACACCCAGAGGATTCCATTCGCCATAGCTCTACACTTCTTACACACGTTCTGAGCTCTTCGTTTTCTCGGAAGACCTACGACGTGGCGTATCGTCAGCTGTTCGATATCTCATGCGGCAAACGAGGCTCGAAGGGTGTGTACGACGTAATGTCGGGTACTCCTCTCGACAATATCCTATCGGGTATGCATATGATCCTCAACGACTTTCGTAAGAAGCACCAGATCGAAAAGACCATCTTTACCGTTCTGAGCGACGGAGAGTCGGCACAGGTATCAGTCTCTCGCGGTCTATTTCGTAAGGCCCTTGACGAAGGGTTCTCTACCAGTCATGGAAGGATCATCCTCGCCGAATCCCGACGCACTGTCGAGGTGGGCAATCTCTCCTTCCCGTTGTCCAACAACACGGCGCGGCTTCTCGATGGGATCAAGAAGGAGGTTCCTGGTCTCGTCAACATCGGTTACTTTGTGGCGAACTCACCGAATGAGTTTCGGAATGCGGTCTACGACTCGATCCCAAGGTGTGACGATGATATCTTTCGAGAGGTTCGAAAGATCGCCAATCGCGACAAGTTCTACTCGATCGATAACGTGATCGGCTTTGATCGGTACTTCATTCTCAAGGGTGAACGGGCGTCGAATCTTCAGGCCAGGGACGATGAGTTCAAGGTGTCGGATAAGGCAAAGCGCGCCGAGATCACTCGGGAGTTCAAGAAGTACACCAAGTCCAAGAAGGGCAACCGAGTCATGGCGACTCAGCTCGCCGAAATCATTTCGTAGGAGTCGTACTGATTCCCATTGATAACAGTTATTGTTCCTAACGGGAACAGATAAATGGTTTACAATTCTCATTGAACCATATATAATGGTACCATCAAATCGGAAAGTGAAGGCAAATATATTATGATGAACGAACAGCAGTCTCGCATCGTCGAGCACATCGCCTCCTCCACCAATGAGACCGTGCTCTCTCCAAAGCGCATCAAGGAGTACGCCGCGGACATTGGTCTGCAGGACAAGCATGCGTATTCTCTGGTCCGTGCGGCCGAAAAGGTAGGACACGGTCGGTATGATATCTCGATGTTCCTTGCCTCCAGCAACGATACCGATACACAGTATCAGCAGTCACCAAAGATGACCAGTGTATCGTCAGTGGTCAACGAGGATGTCTACGTACCGGCGAAGGACAAGTACTTCGTGAAGTGGGGTCACTTCAAGGACATCTATCAGATCGTCAAGTCCGGCGAATTTTACCCGACCTTCATCACCGGTCTCTCTGGTAACGGCAAGACCATGATGGTCGAACAGGCTTGTGCCCGTGCCGACCGCGAGTACATTCGTGTTCAGATTACTCCAGAGACCGACGAGGATGATCTTATCGGTGGCTTCCGTCTTATCGACGGCGAGACCGTATTCTCGAAGGGTCCTGTCATCAAGGCCATGGAGCGTGGCGCGATTCTCTTGATCGATGAGATCGACCGTGGCTCGAACAAGCTGATGTGCCTTCAGGGTGTGCTCGAGGGTAAGCCCGTAATGATCAAGAAGACCGGTGAGATGATTAATCCTGCTCCCGGATTCAACGTGATCACCACGGCAAACACCAAGGGTCAGGGTTCCGAGGACGGTCGGTTCGTCTCTGCGACCATCATCGATGATGCGTTCCTCGAGCGGTTCATCATTACCGTCGAACAGCCGTACCCCGGCATCGGTACCGAGCGTCGCATCGTGAACAAGCACATGGAGAAGTTCGGTTGCTCTGACGACAACTTCACCGAGATGCTGGTCAACTGGGCCGATACTATTCGTAAGACCTACATTGACGGTGGTGTCGACGAGCAGATCTCGACTCGGCGGCTCTGCCACATCGTGCAGACCTTCTCGATCTTTAATGATCGGAAGAAGGCGGTCTCGCTCTGCGTGAATCGATTCGATGAGGATACCAAGGAGGCCTTCCTCGACCTGTACGACAAGGTCGATGCCACCGTCGGCGATCCATCGAACCCTGTAGGTGACGGGTCTACTGATGACTATGGTGTCTCGTTCGAGGGCATACTCGATTCCGCGCTCACTGGTAATAACTCCTAATGCCCATGTCAGAATATAAATTCAACGAGGACGAGCTGCTCCGGCAGCTCCTCTCATACATCGAGTCAACGTATGACCAGCACTATGCTCGAAACAAACTGCAGACCTTCGAGTCAATCGTGGACTGTGGTCATGGTGAGGGGTTTACCATCGGGAACATCCTAAAGTACGCCTCTCGGTATGGTGCAAAGGATGGCTATAATCGGAAGGACCTCATGAAGGTTCTCCATTATGGTCTTCTTGCGCTTTATGTCCACGATCTCGAGCACGGAGATAATAACAATGGGAATGTTTGACTACATTCGATACAATGGCAAGACCTATCAGACCAAGGACACGCCGGCTCAGTTTTTGGCCGAGTACGAGATTCGAGACGACGAGCTCTGGTACAATAACGTAAAACATGAGTGGGTCGATGATGATGGCACTTTGTTTGGAGGGCGCCTTGAGCCGATTTCCTCGGAGTGGGAACACGTCGAGGACTTTGACGGTACAATTGAATTCCGTGACCTTGAGGAAGATTATATTGCTCTCTTCTGGGAAGGTAAAATGATTCGAATCAAATGTTTACAAGATCAGTAATTTTTGATATAATGGACAAGATATCTTGCAATAATAAAGGAAAAATATATTATGAAACTTTCGTCTGACACGCTTGCGGTTCTCAAGAACTTCGCATCAATCAACTCAAACATCGTATTCCGTGAAGGCAGTACGATCAAGACAATGTCCGAGGCTAAGAATATTCTTGCATCGGCAGAGGTAGCCGAGGTGTTTCCTTCGGGTGTTGGTCTCTATGACCTGAATGAGTTTCTTGGTGTGGTCTCCATGTTTGACGAACCGGACCTTGAGTTCTACGACAACTATGTTCGTATCGGTGAGTCCAATCGCGGTGTCCAGTACTTCTTTTCAGACCCGTCGATTCTGACGTCTCCGACGAAGGACATTAAGATGCCGGATCCAGACGTTACCTTTACGCTCTCTGAGTCCGATCTTTCTCAGATTCGACGTGCGGCATCCACACTGTCCGTATCGGATCTGGTAGTCGAACAAAAGGTACCCGGTGAGACGGAACTTACCGCAACGGTAACCGACCTTGCCGATTCGACGTCCAACTCGTTCTCGCTGTATCTTGCCGGTTCGAATCTTCCCGACGTACCGTTTCGGTTCGTGTTCAATGTGTCGAACTTTAAGATCATCCCCGGAGACTATCGAGTCGATGTATCGTCGAAACTGATCTCTCAACTCACTAACCGCAATGCGGACATTAACTATTGGATCGCTCTGGAAAAGAGCTCAACTTTTGGAAACTAGGATAGGAGACTACTATGACTGATGAAACTACTACAGCCACCACTGATGCTACCGAGACGACACCCGGCCTGAGCCTTCAGGATCTTCAGGCAGTCGTTCAGGTCATCGACCTTTGCTCGACTCGAGGTGCCTTTCAGGGCTCTGAGCTCGAGGCTGTCGGTGCACTCCGTGGACGCGTCCAGAGTTTCGTTGCGGCCAATGCACCGACCGAGGAAACCGCCGAAGAAGGAAAGGAGGGGTCCACGGATGAGTAACATGGTTACTATTCCCTCCTCTCCGGAGGATCGTAAACAGGTTCGTGAGCGCCTGTCTGAGATCTCGGACTCGCTCACTCGAATCGAGGCCGAACGGGATCACATCAACGATATCCTTTCGGATCTTCAGGACGAGTACGAGCTTCCTAAGAAGCACATGCGGAAGGTCGCTCGAGTATTCCATAAACAGAACATTCACGAGGTCAAGGAGGAGTTCTCTGATATCGAGGATATTTACAACGCGGTCTCTTCCTGATATAATGGTTTTTTTATTTTATGGAGTATGTGAATGAGAACTAACGACGAGTTTATCTGGACGGAAAAGTACCGCCCATCNCGNATCGCCGACTGTATTCTTCCACAGTCGCTGCGCGATACCTTTTCCTCGCTCGTCAAGACCGGCGAGCTTCCTAACATGATCTTTTCCGGTGGTCCGGGTATCGGTAAGACTACCGTTGCCCGGGCTCTTTGTAACGAGCTCGATCTTGACTACCTAATCATCAATGGATCCGAGGAGGGTAACATTGATACCCTTCGTGGTCGAATCAAACAGTTCGCCTCGACGGTATCACTTCAGGGTGGATACAAAGTAGTCATTCTTGACGAGGCCGACTATCTAAATCCTCAGTCGACTCAGCCCGCACTACGTGCATTCATCGAGGAGTTCTCCAAGAACTGTCGGTTCATCCTTACCTGTAACTTTCGTAAC